TATTTCTTTGAATTCTTGACTGTCAACTAAAGGTTTGCATTTAGCACGATATAGGTGTGGATACCAAGTCACTGAAAAACCTTCCGCGGCACGGTTGACTTCTTCAATAACATAGAATCTTCTCAGTGCAAATTGAAAATCGTTGAGAGCATGATCGTCTTTTAGGTGCGGCAATTCTATGACATCACCACTGATCAACTTACGTCCTAGTTTTTCAATAGTGTCGTTGATATGAAAGGTAATAAAAACTGTATCGTTTTGTAAAAATAAACCAAACTGACTTAGGTTAAAATCTAAATCCTGTAGACTATAGACACCACGCATTACATAAACGTCTGGATCGTACTTGCGATCTCTATTTTCTAAAAACAACAGATCTTGAATCTGTGTAGGATCGCTGGAGTTGTACACAGGCTGTGCGGGCGTGGCAGTATTTCCGGTAGCTCCGGGACCTAGATAACGATGTATAAAAACATCAGTTCCGCCAACCTGAAACATTTCCCAGATATTTTTATCGATAAATTTGTAGTCATTGCCCTTTTCGGGACGGTATAACGAGAGTCTTGGCATAGTAGTATATTTACCGCTACGATAAATAACAGCATGAGCCAAATAGATCAATCTAAACAACAAGTCTACGATTATTGCAAAGCTATGCTGGGTGACGGCATGATTGACATTGAACTAGACCCAATACATTATCAAACTGCCCTGGATAGAAGCCTAGCGGTATTTCGACAACGCAGTGATAATTCTGTTGAAGAAAGCTATGCGTTTTTAACTCTAAGACAAGATCAAAACGAGTACATTCTTCCTAAAGAAATACAGCAGGTTCGACAGATTTTTAGACGCAGCATTGGTTCTAGAACTGGTAACGGTACAGGCGGCACAGTGTTTGAGCCATTTAACTTGGCCTATACAAATACCTATTTGTTATCATCGACTAATATGGGCGGGTTATTGACCTATGAACTGTTCAGCGGTTATCAAGAGCTGGTAGGAAAAATGTTTGGCTCATTTATTAATTTTACCTGGCAACCGCAAAGCAGAAAACTAATGATACAACAACGTCCTAGAGGCGAGGAAGAAGTGATGTTATGGGTCTACAATACCAAACCAGATTTTGCTATTATTGAAGATACCTATGCAGGGCAGTGGATCAAAGACTATAGTCTGGCCAACTGCAAAATGATGCTGGGACAGGCCCGTGAAAAATTTGCACAAATTGCAGGACCTCAGGGAGGAAGCAGCCTTAATGGTGCTGCAATGAAAGCAGAAGCCACTGCTGAAATGGAAAAATTAATTGACGATTTGATGAAATTAGTTCCCGGTGGCCACGGCTATACTTTTATCATAGGTTGATCTTAATAATATTTTCCTGTATACTTTATACAGTTGGAGAATATTATGATTATTGGTGTGTGTGGATTTATAGGCAGCGGCAAAGATACGGTAGCAGATTATCTACAAAATTTTCACGAATTTCGTAGAGAAAGTTTTGCATCAACTTTAAAAGACGCAGTGGCAGCGGTCTTTGGTTGGGATAGAACACTGCTAGAAGGTCGTACTAAAGAAGCACGTGAGTGGCGGGAGCAAATTGACCCTTGGTGGGCAAAACGTTTAGATATGCCAACCCTAACTCCTAGATGGGTACTACAATATTGGGGTACCGAAGTTTGCCGCAAAGGCTTTCACGATGACATTTGGATTGCTAGCCTAGAAAACAAACTGCGCCTAAGCAAAGATAGTGTGGTTATTAGTGATTGCCGCTTTCCTAACGAAATTTCCAGCATACGCAGCGCCGGCGGAAAAATTGTTTGGGTACAGCGAGGACCATTGCCAGACTGGTACGACCTAGCAGTCGATGCAAATCAAGGGCACAATTATGCTGTACAGGCATTAAAAATGCGTAAGATTCATGCCAGTGAAACAGCCTGGGTAGGCACAGAGTTTGATGCTATTATAGATAACAACGGCACCATAGATGAGCTTTATCAGCAGGCAAAGTTAATAGTCAGCAACGAGATCGCCTTGCTTCCAGACCACACCTTCCTTGCCTAGTATCTGAGCACAATTACAGCATACAGTTTTTAAATTACTATGACGGCAGTTATCTAAATTGCCGTCAACGTGAAATACTCTAAAAACTTCCTTGTGAGGGCTGCGAAACCCACACTTGTCGCATTGGTTTTTAATTCGATAGCCTGCTCGTTGCCACCTAGCAATGCCAAATCCTAGACCGTTGGTCATGCAAATTTCACAGAGACTTCGATAATAAGTTCTGTTGTTTTTTTTGTAGTTAACTGCACGGGGTCGTTGCCCGCACCTGCAAAGTGGTCTCATAAATTTATTTACACCTTTTTAGCCCCTTTTCAATAGAGTATAACCAGGGGTTTTTCTATTATGTCGCTAAATATTAGTACATTGATTTAACCCTAGGAGAGAGTCGAATGGCACTAATATCACCAGGAGTAGAGGTAAAAGTAATTGACGAGAGTTTTTATACTCCAGCAGAACCAGGTACGGTTCCGTTAATTGTTGTAGCCACTGCTGAAAACAAATTGAACGGAGCTGGCACAAGCACAGCTTCGGGCACTACCGCAGCCAACGCAGGCAAAGTATTTAAAATTACTAGTCAGAGAGAACTTGTTGACCTATATGGTTCTCCGTTCTTTGAAAAGACAGCTAGTTCTAGTCCAATACACGGCGGCGAAAGAAACGAATACGGATTGCTAGCAGCCTACAGCTTGCTAGGAGTTTCTAATTCTGCATTTATTCTACGTGCAGATATTAATTTAAATGAACTAGAAGGACAGACTGATGCCCCGGGAGCAGAGCCTGCAGACGGTAAATGGTGGGTTGATACTCAAACTACCACGTTTGGGGTTAACGAGTGGAACGGTTCTGCACTAAGCAGTGGCGGTCAAAAATTCACATCTAAAACTCCTTTAGTATTAACTGACGCAGACAGCGATAGCATTGCTGGTTCAGGAGCACCAAAAACTTCTGTAGGATCCGTTGGCGACTATGCTGTGGTATTTGAAACCGCACTTGGTTCAGGGACATATTCTGCAGATAAAGAATTATCTAAACTATACTACAAGAGCGCAGGAAACTCTGCACTAAGTATCACATCAGGTGATTGGGTACTAGTTGGTAGTCCAGAGTGGGCTGCAAGCCATCCAACAATTTACAGCTCTGCTGCAATTACAGCAGTTAGCGGTACAATGATCATCAACGATATTTCTATTACACCTGGTGCTACTCTAGCTTCTTGTGTCAGCAGCATCAATACGCTAATGAACGGTAGTGGAATAACAGCCGTTGGAAAAAACAACAGACTATACATCTACAGTGACGGAACATCCACTGCTACAACTGGTGACTCAACTACTTCCGGTGGCGGCACAGGTGGCATTGTGATTTCTGGTACAGCTTTAGCAGCGATGAATATTGAAGCTGGTACTTATATGTGCCCAGCAATGGCACAACAGCCACATACCAGTGTTCCTTTGTTTAAAAGATCAGACTTTGGATCTACAGTAAATGCTCGTCCTACGGGTTCTCTATGGATTAAGACCACAGAGCCAAACAATGGTGCTCGTTGGAGAGTCAAGCGTTACAATGCAGCAACTGGCGCTTGGGCAGCAAACTCTGCTCCTTTATATGAAACACCACACGCAGCACTTTATTATCTAGATCAGTCAGGTGGCGGTATTAATCTTCCTAAAGATGCATTGTTTGTTCAAACCAATGCCAAAGAGGATGTAGGTTCATACTTAAAAACAACCGGACAATTGAGAGGATTTGGCGAGCTAGATCAAACCTTGGCCACAGCAGTTTTTAGAATTTGGAGAAGAAATGCCAGCGGTGTTAATTCTATCAAATCTAAGATTATTGGAACTGGAACACTATCAGCAATTTCAAGAACATTCACAATTAAGCAGTCAATCACAGGTTCCGAAGATCTAAGCACTGCGGCATCATTTACATTTACTGCGGCAGGCACAGCAGACGATGCGGCTACAATTGCAGGTTTGATCAATGCTGCTTCTTATACTGATGTTAACGGTGATCCAATCACTAATAACGTGCAGGCCAGTGTTACTACCAGCAATGAACTAGTGATTACACACAAAACTGGTGGAGATTTTAGACTAAAAGACACCACTAGCACGGCTATTGGAACTTTGTTCACTGTCTATAATCTTTCAACAGGTGCGGGCACAGCTAACTTCTATAGTTTAACTACTGGAACCTACGGTCTAACAGTTGGTGCAGCTGATACATATCTAGCTTCTCTATGGAAGCCGTTAGCTGTTGATGCTTTTGCTGCCGCTGGAGATGCTCCATTAGATACACCAATGGAAGGACAGTTATGGTACAATCCAAGTTTTGGTGAAGTTGACCTAATGATACACAATGGTAGTACTTGGGTTGGTTACCGCTATGATGGAAGCAGTGGCGAGTCTTTAATTGCCGCACCTTACTATGGCAACGGTACAGACCCAGAAGGTCCTATTATTTCTGCAACTATGCCTGAAAAACAAAGTGACGGTGCAACTAGTTTAGTAACTGGTGATATTTGGATCAGCACAGCTGATTTAGAAAACTTCCCAACTATCTACAAGTTCAACACTGATTCCGGAACTAAATTATCTGCTAAGTGGGTATTGGTTGACAAGACCGATCAAACCACAGAAGAAGGCGTGTTGTTTGCTGACGCTCGTGCTGGTAAAAATGGTGGTACTGCAACTGCAGAGCCAACAGGAACTATCAAAGAATTGTTAAGCAGCGATTTCTTAGACTTTGACGCACCAGATCCAGATCTATATCCAAAAGGGATGTTGTTATGGAACACTCGCAGAAGCGGCGGAAACGTTAAGAAATATAGATCAGGTTACATTGATACCACAGCTGACAATCCACGTTATGTTGATTCAGGCACAGGCAGCGAATACAGCATGGAAGCATACTGGCCAGATCGTTGGACCACAGCTAGTCCTAACAACGATGACGGGTCTGGCAGCTTTGGCCGCAAGGCACAGAGAAGCACGGTTGTTGCTGCATTGAAGAGTGTACTTGACACTAGCTCAGAAGCACGTGACGAAGAACGCAGAAACTTCAATATTATTGCTTGCCCAGGATATCCTGAAGCACTGAGCAATTTGATTAACTTAAATCTAGATCGTAAAGTTACAGCATTCGTAGTTGGTGATACACCATTACGTTTAAAGAGCGATGCAACAAGCCTAACAACTTGGGGCACCAATGCTAACCTAGCGTTAGATAATAACGATAACGGAATTGTAACCTATGACGAATATGCTGCGGTATGGTATCCAAACGGATTTACCACAGACCTAACAGGTGCTAATGCAGTTGTTCCAGCAAGTCATATGATGTTAAGAACTATTGCACTAAGCGATCAAGTTTCTTATCCTTGGTTTGCTCCAGCAGGAACACGTCGTGGTGGTATTACCAATGCTACAGCAGTTGGTTATATCGATTCTCTAACTGGTGAATTCCAAAGCGTTGCATTGAACAACGGTCAACGAGACACCTTGTATGATTTAAAAGTTAACCCAATTCCATTCTTTGTCGGAACAGGTTTAGTAGCATACGGACAGAAGACTCGTGCTAGAAATGCTAGTGCATTAGATAGAATCAACGTAGCTCGTCTAGTTGTATATCTAAGAAGCCAGCTAACAAAACTAGCTCGTCCTTACATCTTTGAACCAAACGATCAAATCACACGTGATGAGATCAAACAAGCTGTAGAAAGTTTGTTGTTAGAACTTGTAGGTCTAAGAGCTATCTATGACTTTGCAGTAGTCTGCGACGAGAGCAACAACACGCCAAGTAGAATTGACCGTAATGAACTATATGTAGATGTTGCAATTGAACCAACTAAGGCTGTTGAATTCATTTACATACCATTGCGTCTCAAGAATACCGGTGAGATTTAATGAATAAATATAATATCGGAGCATAAGACAATGGCAATTACATCATTAACAAATTACTCGATTAACCCAGCAGGTCCAGGTTCGAACACTGGTATGTTGATGCCAAAACTAAAGTATCGCTTTCGCGTTACTTTGTTAGGTTTTGGCACATCTGCTAGCACCGAACTTACCAAGCAGGTAATGGATGTTACTCGACCAAAAGTTTCTTTCGAAGAAATTCCAATCGAGATTTACAACTCAAAGATCAAACTTGCAGGCAAGTACACCTGGGAAAACATCACTCTAAATCTTAGAGATGATGCCAGCAGTAATGTTATCAAACTAGTAGGTCAACAGATTCAGAAACAATTCGACTTCCATGAACAAGCAAGTGCTCGTTCTGGTATCGACTATAAGTTTACTGTACGTATTGAGATACTCGATGGTGGCAACGGTGCTGCTGCTCCTGTAGTTTTAGAAACCTGGGAGTGCTATGGATGCTTCTTGCAAAACACAGACTACGGTGATCTAAACTACACAACTAACGAACCAGCAACAGTAGCGTTGACCATTGCCTATGACAATGCAATGCACACACCTGATGCAATTGGTGTTGTTGGAATTGGTACAGCCGGAACTGCAAGATCGGCAGCAAGTACTTCCGCAGTAGGAAGCGCAGGCGTATAATTAGTCTTTTGATATTAAAAAAGCTCGATGTATTTCGAGCTTTTTTTACGACTAAATAATTATATGACTACTAAGATTACAAGATTTATAAACAGTGCTCTTCGAGGACCCAAAGGGGTTGTCTCTAATTTTCAACATGCCACAAGGATTTTTGTTGACAATAACTATCGACTTGCTCCGAGAACTAAGTTTCTTTACTATGTTGTATTTGCTGGAGCAGAAAAAGAAGTTTCATTCTTACTGAAATCTACAGATCTTCCTAAATTTACATTCGATGTTGCTACAAAAAATGTCTACAATCGTAACAAGAAAATTTATAAAAGAATAGACTATGATCCAATTAGTCTTACCTTTCACGACGACAATGCTGGAATGATGCATTCTCTGTATTCAAAATATTATTCTCATTATTCCAGTGACGGCGCTAACAGTCAAGGAAATCATCCCAACTCATTGATTAATTACTCAGGAAATTACGGTATGGGATTTGCAACTCCTGTAAATTTCTTTAGAAAAGTTTCTTTGTACACATTAAGCAGACATAGATTTAATGGCTATGAATTAATGGCACCGAGGATCAAGTCGTGGACACACGGAAATGTAGACTATGCATCAAATGAACCACTAGACAGCAGTATGACCATCGAATATGAAGGTGTAAAATATCTGTCAGGTAGTGTAGCCTATGGAAGTCCCGATGGGTTTGCAAGTTTATCCTATGATGTTGTAGAAAGTCCCAATGTGCTTGGCGGATCGCTAGGACTGGGAAAAGTTCTTGGCCCAATCGGCGATGTGCTAGGCGGCATTGAATCTGTATTTGGTGATGTTACCAAAAAGAATATCTTAAAAAATCCTGGCGGATTTATTACCACAGCAATTTCTCAAATTAACACCTATAAAAATAACGGCGGTAAATTCCCTACCATAGACGGAGTTGTTGGAGAATTAAGAAACCCCGGAAATATTTTAACAGCGGCAAATACAGTTGGTGGTATTGTTGGAGCAAGTTTCCCAAAGGTAGGAGCAGTTTTAGGATCTATTGCTGCTACAACAGCAACTAGAAAAATTTTACAAACACAATCTTCAAATAACAGCTTTCCGCAATCCTCAGGCAGCGCCAATGAAATACCAACAGAGTTTCCATGAGTACCATTAATCTACCATCAGTAACAAAAACAGACAGCGCAGCAGGAACAAAATTATTTTTTGATTCCTATGGTAATCGTCCTTTGGAATTTGGCGCCAATGAAGTTAACGCATCGATAGGATTCTTTTCAAGCAAAGGGTTCACAGAAGAAGCAGCGACAATCACAGCATTGACCATATTAAAACAGGCCAAGATTGACGGTGTTCCTGTTTTTGAAATTCTTGATACTCTTAAAGAACTCAATGGAATACAACTCAGTGGTGTAGTTGCGCAGATTTTAAATAAAAGCAGACCCAATACATCTACACTTGGTTATCGATCAGTAAGTGTGGTTAAAATAAATCAAACCAGAAACATTTTACCATAATGGCTAAATTTGCTCAAGGAAGGTTTGAAATGAAGAACCCAGAAAAATATGTTGGGACCAAAACACCTTTGGCCAGATCTAGCTGGGAATTTGTTTTTATGCGAATGCTTGACGAACATCAGGGTGTTGAAAAATGGGCATCAGAAAGCATACAAATACCTTATAGAGATCCCCTAACAGGAAAATACACAATCTATGTGCCTGATTTTTTTATTACCTATGTTGATAAAAATGGTGCAAAACACGCAGAAGTTGTAGAAGTAAAACCAGCTAGTCAAACACTGTTAGAAAACGTCGGTAAAAGTGTTTATAATCAACAGCAGTACGTAAAAAATATGGCAAAATGGGAAGCGGCAACTAAATGGTGTAAACAGCAAGGTATTAAATTCCGGGTGGTCAATGAAGAACATATTTTCCATCAAGGTTCAAAACGCTGATAAGTACAACTATGACCAAGAAGCTAGAAGAACTTTTTAATTTAGACGAGAAACACTCTAATCCAATTCCTAAATCTATCAATGAAGATCTAGTAGAAAAAGCCACTGAAGTAAAGACCTTAGACGAAAGTATCGAAGCTGTTAATCAGATTACTAAAGGCCTTCCTCAAATAGCTGAATTAAACGATCTAAATGACGGTGAATTAGATACATTGGCTAATAAAGCAGAAAAAGCCTACGATGATCTAATGGATTTAGGAATGAATGTAGAAGTTAGATACAGCGGTAGAATTTTTGAAGTAGCGGGCACAATGCTTAAAAATGCCATTGATGCAAAAACTGCTAAAATAGATAAAAAATTAAAAGCTGTAGATCTACAATTAAAGAAATTAAAGATTGACAATGACTCTGGAGCAGACCCTAATGACGTTATCAACGGCCAGGGTTATGTAATCACAGATCGAAACGAGCTGCTTAAAAAATTAGGCGGAAAAGCATAAATACTACTATGAAACCTTTTAAAGAATATCTTGCCGAAAGTAAAAAAGTCTACAACTTTAAAGTTAAAGTAGCTGGAGAATTGCCAGAGTCTTTTCAAGAAAACTTAAAAACTGCACTAGATCGTTGCAAGTGTATTAAGTTAGAAAAGCTGAAAACTACTCCAATACAGGCGTTGCCTTTAGACTTTCCTACTATGAAAAATTGTGAAGTTCACGTATTTGAAATTATCTGTGAGTACCCTATAACAAGTCCTGAAATTGTCAACGATGTCAAAACCTTGGGACTAGACGAAGCGTGTTTTCGTGTTAGGGGCAGTAGTGAACCTACAGAAGCTGATCAAGAAACACAAAACGAAATTATTAATCCAAACGGATTACTAACTGATTCTAATTATAAAGAGTCAGTCAATGTAAAACACAAAGATTATTTTGGTGATGATTTTAATAAAGGCTTTTTAAAAGATTTAGAAAAAACATCCAAACAACGTAAAAAAGAACAAACAGGGCCAACAGAATATAAGCTGCCCAAAGCCAAACAGGACAAGTTCGGCCTTAAAAGCGCAATGGGGAGTAAGTAATGGATTTTAATCAACTACTATCAAGAATGAAAGAATTAGACCAACCTGCAGCACAAGAAATGCCGGTTGCAGAGTGTGGTCCTGACATGATGCCACAACAAGGAATGGCTCCTGCTATGAACGATCAGCCTCCTCCTGCACATCCAAGTATGAGCGTTAACCTAAACGCACAGGGAATGGACAATATTGAAAGTTTACTAAAGTTAATGACTAAGGTAAATCCAGATATGATCAATCAGCCTGCCGGCATGACACCTCCAATGCCGTCAATGACTGTAATGCCGTCAATTACACCACCTGGCCCTAGTATTTCCAGCATTGGTGATCTTGGCAACTTGGATGCTGGACCATTAAAAATGCTTCCAGATTTAGACAAAGACGAACCATCGATGGGCGATGTTGACGGTGACGGTGATCATGACATGGATGACCACAAAGCTGAAAAAGAAATCCCAGGTATGGACGATTCTCCAGAACCTAAGAGCGATGAACCCGAAGATGAGGGAGACAGCGAAAAGAAAGAATGGGCCAATGAGCCTGAGGAAGAATATAAAGATACTGACTACATGGTTAACAAACTGTCAGGCGGTATGAATGGTCCTAAAGGCACATATCCTAAAGTAGCAGGTGGCGATAACCCAATGCAACGTATGGAAAGCACAGACCTACGTGCAAGTATCAAGGCTGAACTTGTACAACGTCTAGCAGAAACTAAAAAGAGATAATACATTTTAACTATAAGTTAAACTCAAATAGGCTCTAATGAGCCTATTTTTTTCAGTAAATAGCAATATGGCAAAAAGTTTAGACGGTAATTTAATTAAGAAAGCACACGCACCTCAACGTTACACGTTAGAGGAAGTAAAACACCTAGAAGCCTGTATGGATCCAGTAACAGGTCCAATTTATTTTGCAAAAAACTTCTTAAAAATTCAACACCCTGTTCGAGGTAGCATTCCATTTATTCCTTACGATTATCAAGAAAGATTAATTGACGCTTATCACAACAACAAGCAATGTATTGCTATGTTACCGCGTCAGATGGGAAAGACAACCTGTGCCTGTGCCTACCTGTTATGGTATACAATGTTTGTACCAGAAGCACAGGTACTAATTGCTGCTCACAAATATGAAGGTGCGCAAGATATTATGAATCGTTATCGATTCGGCTACGAAAATTTACCTGACTTTATCCGTGCTGGAGTTTATTCGTACAACAGAAATACCATTGAGTACGACAACGGTGCTCGTATACAGGCAGTAACAACTACAGAAAATACCGGTCGTGGTAAATCTCTTTCATTGATCTATTGCGATGAGTTCGCATTTGTACAGCCTCCAGAGAAAGCTAAAGAATTTTGGACTGCCTTATCACCAACATTGTCAACTGGCGGTAAGTGTATTATTACATCAACACCAAACAGTGACGAAGATCAGTTTGCTTTAATCTGGACTGAAGCCAATAAACGCTTTGACGAATTTGGTAACGAAACTAAGTTAGGAGCAAATGGATTCCATAGTTTCTTTGCACACTGGAATGAACATCCAGATAGAGATGAAAAATGGGCTAATGTTGAACGTGCAAAAATTGGCGACGAACGATTCCGTCGAGAGTTTGATTGCGAATTCTTGATCTTTGATGAAACATTAATCAATGCGGTCAAACTTGCAGAATTAAAAGGTGTTGATCCTATAATGACAATGGGTCAAACTCGTTGGTATAAAGAAATTGATACCAGATGCACTTATTTGATATCCTTAGACCCTAGTCTAGGCACTGGTGGCGATTACGGTGCTATACAGGTATTTGAAATGCCTAGTTTAATACAGGTTGCTGAATGGCGCCATAACCTAACTCCTATACAGGCTCAGGTCAAGCATCTTAGAGAAATTTGCAAATACATTCAAGATAGAGGAACAGAACTAGGCGGCACTGCTCCTCAGATATATTATAGTGTAGAAAACAATACACTAGGAGAAGCAGCATTAATTGTAATTAATAATCTAGGAGAAGAAAACTTCCCTGGACTATTTTTAAGTGAACCTATACGCAAAGGGCACGTTCGTAAATTCCGCAAAGGATTCAATACCACTCATCGTACAAAAATCACCGCTTGCAGCCAATTAAAACATTTGTTAGAAACTCAAAAAATGAAAATAAACAGCAAGCCGTTGATTTCAGAGTTAAAGACATTTGTAGCTCACGGAGTTGGATTTGGTGCTAAAACAGGAGAGCACGATGATCTAGTAAGCGCAATGCTACTGATTATACGTATGGCCAGCATTTTAAGTGACTGGGATCCTAAAATTTACGAAAAAATGACAGAGAAATTAACAGAAGACCAAATGCCAATGCCGATCTTTGTCAGCAGCGGCTTTTGATAAATATAACTATGGACGCAACAAACAACATTGCCACTGATTTATTCTACAAAATTCGTAGTAGATTTTCTGGCCTAAAATTAGGTGACGGAACAGGTGCTATTACCATCAATCCTGAACAAGCAAGATTTTTTGATTTTGATTATAAGGATGGAGAAGCAGCTATTGGTCACGTAAGTATCAGTCTTGCTGAAGACAATTCAATTAAAGTTTATTTCTCTACAGGAATAACAGAAAGCATGGACACTGAACAAAAAGCAGGGTGGTATGGTTTTTTAAAAGAATTACGTTTGTTTGCAAAAAGAAGATTAATGAGTTTTGATACTAGAGATATAGCCAAAGACAATTTAGATCGTAGAGACTACGAATTCTTAAGTCAGCATAATCAACCAACTCAACCAAAGCAAAATACAATAACAAAACCCGTCGGAGAATCAATTATGAGCGAAAGCACAATGTATGGTAGCAAAAATGTCAGCTTCCAAAAATTGATGGATACACGCCTAATCATCAAGCATAGCAAATCAGTTATGGATGACACTACACCTGGTGCAAGAACTAGAAACATTGGCGCATTATTTGTCGAAAATCAAGACGGGGAAAGATTTAAATATCCTTTTATCCACTTGGCAGGTGCTCGTGCTATGCAACGTCATGTGGCCAATGGCGGACTGCCCTACGATGATCTAGGAAAAAGCATTGTAGGAATGAGTGAAGAAATTGCACAATTAAAAAGTTTTGAAAATTATGTTGTTCGTAATGATTTAATGAATTCAATGAACAACAATATTGTTGAAAGATCAACGCAATATTTAAACGGCCTAAGAGAACAAATTAAAGCATTGGCTAAACAAGGACACTACGAGGCATATAGAGAAAATTTTCAGGCAGCAGCGCCCGTAGAAATACCACAAGATGTTGTAGAACAATTTACAGATCAATTCACAGTGAGAAATTTCAAAGAAGATATTAAATCAGTATTTCCTGTATTATATCGTTTAATGAAAGAAAGTGAAATAGGCTATAACGACATAGTCGAAATGACAAAAACACAAGAAGTCCAAGAAGACGAATCAGTAGTTGATTATTCCGATCCATTTGCAAAATTTGAAACCTGGGCAATGAGCCTAGGAGAAGAAAGCGCAATTGCCAGCAATGATCAAGAAGAAAAATCAGCGGCAATTAAAGAATTACAAGAATTAGTAGGACAGCATTTTCCTGCAGGTGTTGATGGCAGTAATGCTATTGAAAGCCTAAAAGGCATTATTGAGGATCCTCAACTATTCCAGGCAATTAAAGAACAGTCAAAGCAAGACCCAGACGGTTGTGTTAGAGGCCTGGTAAAAGACTGGTTAGAACAAAATGCTCCGGATGTACTAGAAAATCTAGACTTTGGAGACTTTGTTGAAGAACCAGAAGGTGAAGCGCCGGCGACTGACCAAGGGGGTGATATAACAGCGCCAGAAGCACCACAAGAAGAATCCGATGGCCCAAATAAAAGTGATGTACCTGCTTTTATGAGAAAAGCCAAAGGAGGAGATGACTGGAAAGTTAGTACTAAGGATGTTGAAGACGAAAAAACAAAATCTCCAACTAGTTCTGCAGGTCTTGCAAGACGCAAAAAAGAACTAGGAATGGAAGGACAAAACTCTAGCATACAAGAATTAGCAGAATTTATTCACACATTCTATGATAGAGAATCAGGCACATTCCCTAAAGGCCCAGAAGGCGTTGCTATTATGGTAGGCAAAAAGTTTGGCGAACAAGCAGAAATGATTGCTCGCAAAATGGTAGAAAGAATGGCTCCACAACAACAAGATCCTCAGATGAACGAATTGGCACGCATTAAAGAATTATCACAATGGTAAAATTTTGTTAAAATTTTATTAGATTGGGCACTTAGGTGCCCTTTCTTTTGGCTAAATTGTCTGTCAACTAAATCTCTGGCTACCGCGTTATATATGTATGCAAGAAGAAAAACATCTAAACTGCTACAGTGATTTAAAATCGTCCAAAAACGATCTTGAACCACAGTCATTGCCAATGTTTCCTACATCATACGATTGGAGATATTCAAACTGTGATGAAAGGCGAAGTGGGCCTTGTCGCAAAACAGATGTTAAAACTCTAGCATATTTCATTAACCATAAAGGAAATTAAAATGAAAAACGCAATCGCAATCCTCGCCACAGTGTTCGCAGTATCCGCTTTCGCTGCAGAGCCAGCTAAGGCACCAGCCGCAGCTACACCTGCTCCAGCACCTGCTGTAACAGCACCTGCTCCAGCCGCATCAGCACCTGCTAAAGTAGAAGTTAAGAAAGAAGAGAAAAAGCCTGCAAAAAGTACTCCTGCCAAGGACGAAAAGGCAGCAGCACCAGCTGCTAAGCCAGCCGCGAAGTAATTTTGGTTTAGACGAGTCGGACGACGAGTATGGTGACGAAATTGATTTTCACGTTGCCTATCGTCGACCGATAGTTATCAAAGAATCTTATGTCTACGATCTAGATTCCGACGATGACGATTTACCTTCAAACATTACAGAGAGACTAGCCCTAGCAAGGGCAATGGCACTGGAAAAATATAAAGAAGTCCACGGTTGATGTGGACTTTTTTATTGGCAAAATAAAATCAAAAATAAACAGAAAATCATTGACCTTGCTAAATAAAAAGCGCATAATAACATATGTGCATTAGGCATATAAGCATTTTAAGGCATAACATAGGAGGCATATAAAATGGCTACATTAGCAGAAATTCGTGCAAAACTTCAAGAAGCACAAGGCAAGTCCACAGGACAATCCACCGGCGGTGGAGATAACGCAATTTACCCACATTGGAATATGCAGGAAGGTAAGGAAGCAGTAATTCGCTTGCTACCCGACGGTAATCCCAACAACACATTTTTCTGGGTAGAACGTGCAATGATCAAATTGCCGTTCGCAGGAATCAAAGGTGAAACAGACAGTCGACAAGTACAGGTGCAAGTTCCTTGCGTAGAAATGTACAACGATGGAAGTGTTTGTCCAATTCTTTCAGAAGTACGTGGCTGGTTCAAAGACAAGGCTCTCGAAGAAATGGGTCGTAAGTACTGGAAAAAGCGTTCGTACATTTTCCAAGGTTTTGTTGTTGAAGATCCAATCAAAGAAGATAAGATTCCAGAGAATCCAATCCGTAGATTTATTATCGGTCCTCAAATCTATCAAATTATTCGTTCAGCTCTAATGGATCCAGAGTTGGAAGAATTGCCAACTGACTATATGCGTGGCGTTGACTTCCGTATTGCAAAAACTAGCAAAGGCGGTTTTGCTGACTACTCTACTTCAAAGTGGAGCCGTCGTGAACGTGCTATCAGTGATGCAGACAAGGCAGCAATTGAACAGTTTGGATTACATAATCTAAACGACTTCCTACCTAAGAAGCCAACTGATGTTGAACTCAAGGTAATGAAAGAAATGTTTGAGGCATCTGTTGATGGTGAAGCATATGACATGGAACGTTGGGGTCAATACTTCAAGCCAGCAGGTATGGGTCAAGCCACAGGCGATCCTAACAAAGCTGCCGCTCCACGTGTTGCTGTTGCCGCTCCGGCAGCAGAAGAAGATGCTCCGTGGGAAGAGCCTGCCGCACCGGCAGCAAAGCCTACACCAGCAGCACCAGCAGGTGAAAGTGCAAGTCGTGCGCAAGACATCCTTGCAATGATTCGCAATCGTCAAAAGTAAATTGACAATAGAGAGTACGGGTCTATGCTCGTACTCTCTTATCACTTAAAGAGAATAATATGGCAAAAGCATTTGATATTTCTAAATTTAGAAAGTCAATTACTAAATCTATCGACGGTTTAAGTATTGGCTTCAATGACCCAACAGACTGGGTCAGCACAAACAACTTTGCATTAAATTATCTTATCAGTGGCGACTTTAAAAAAGGTATCCCATTAGGTAAGGTAACTGTATTTGCAGGGGAAAGTGGCGCAGGTAAGTCATTTATCTGTTCAGGTAACCTAGTAGCAAACGCACAAAAACAAGGTATCTTTCCAATCTTAATTGATACAGAAAATGCTCTTGACGAAGAATGGTTAAAGGCACTTGACGTTGACACAAATCCAGACAAGTTATTAAAACTTAATATGGCTATGATTGATGATGTGGCAAAGACTATTACAGAATTTGTTGCAGAATATAAAACAATGCCCGAAGACGAGCGTCCAAAAGTATTGTTTATCATTGACAGTCTAGGTATGTTGTTAACACCAACAGATGTAAATCAATTCCAAGCAGGCGACTTAAAAGGTGATATGGGCCGTAAGCCTAAAGCATTAACCGCACTTGTTCGTAATTGTGTTAATATGTTTGGCGCTTATAACATTGGTATGGTTGCTACCAATCACACCTATGCTAGTCAAGATATGTTTGATCCAGATGACAAGATCAGTGGCGGTCAAGGCTTTATCTATGCAAGTTCAATTGTAGTAGCAATGCGTAAATTGAAACTCAAAGAAGATGAAGATGGTAACAAGGTTTCAGAAGTCAACGGTATCCGTGCCGCTTGTAAGATTATGAAAACTCGTTATGCTAAACCTTTTGAAAGTGTACAGGTTAAGATTCCTTATGAAACTGGTATGAATCCTTATAGTGGTCTAGTTGATCTAGCCGAAGCTAAAGGATTAATTAAGAAGGAAGGAAACAGTCTTGTCTACACATCAGCAGATGGTGAAGTAATCAAACAATTCAGCAAGGCCTTGGAAAAGAATGAGA